TCCAACCGATCTCTAGACATAAACTCAGTCGCATCTCCAGACCATCCCCCTAATGGATCGTAACTACTGCTACCAGGTCCTAATGTAGGAGTGCTTTGACCCAACCATGCTGGAGCTGAACTACGTACACCTGAAATTTCATCAGGATTTGGCAAAACTGTTGACAACCAATCCCTGGCTGAACCATAATCCATTGCAGAATCCATAACTCCTGTCTCTTCTGCTGTTTTTGCACTTGTTATTAAAGAATCTACTAATCCCATGGTATCTCCTATGCTGTAACCCAGGACCTAGCCTGTGGTTTGTTTTTATAATACTCACCTTTCTTGTTCTTTTGCAAACCCATTGGTGGGCATGCATATTTGCATGCGTAAGCGAGAGCATCTATTGTGTCATCATGTCCCATCCTAGGACCGAATGTTATAATTTCTTGCTGAAGATCCCACATATCTTTCTTAATGTGTATCGAACCGATCGAAAACCTTTGAGCAAGTATTTCCTGAATCCTGTCGCGCTTTGATAATCTATTACCTGGCTTCTCAGCGCAATACTTGACGCTGAAGTCATTGCGCCTACGCATTTCTGCCATAAGCGACTGAAAAATTGGTCGAGACATAGTAGTTTCCTCAATTGTAAAAAGGGAAGGATGATAGATGTTGTTATACTCGAAGAGGTGATCAACGATTCCCTTTTTATGCTCGCCCGGGATTCCGAGGACAGGCATTGAACGCTTGCGAAGATAGTCAATGATATATACATTATTATCAATATCAACCCCAACGATAAGTAAAACACTGAAGTCACTATCCCTACGAGCAGAATCTGTAGCGGGGTCGCAACCAGCGAAAACACTGACAGGACGTTCGCCAAGCTCTTTTGTAACCACGTATGAGACGCCTGTGTCTTCATCATGCCTAAAGTCTCCATCCCAATATTTTATATGGTTCCTAGTAAAGATTGCATCATCTTCATTCTGGACCTCCATCATATATTCTTGGAAGAATTTCTGTGGCTGACCTGAATCAGCATAAAACTTCTTCTTCCGTTTCATTTCCTTATGACCAAACCAACTTGGCCAAAGCGGAGTACCATCAGGCTGTATTGCCTTATAGGTAATTACTTTCCAACTGAAATCATCTCCCGCAGCCATTGCCTTACCATGCCCAGTAAGTATATTGGCGATAAAACTATCAAAATGCACAGGTGTACCATTAATTCTAAGCCGCCCAGTGTGAGGTTCCAAAGCAGGGAACACAACAGCCGTAACAAGATTGCTGATTTTAGCACGAGACTCTGGCGTAATGGTATTATTTTCGTCTTCAAAATCATCGAGCACGATGAGATCATACCTTTTGTGGAGCTTAGCCCCTCCACGTATACCTGAGAGATTCGATTTACTGAGTAATTTACACCCATTCTTTAACTCGATATCGTCTTCTGTCCATTTTCTCCCCTTTAATTTACCGAAATAATACTGTATTTTATCATTATATTCCAAATGATATTTAATATAGTCGAGGTTAGGCACACTGATCTTTGATGATGCTGCAACCCATCCATAAAATAATGGTTCAGTAGCAAAACAAAAATCATGCATAATACCACACTTCGTTAATACTGTCTTACCATGACCACGGGGAAGGATAACTCCCAGCTGTCTAACACTTAAATCATTAATAGCATCTGCTACTTCGTAATGAAAGAACGGAGTTTCACTCCGCATAAAATCATCTTGCAAGAATAACTTCCCAAAGGAAATCAAATCCTGCTTTGCCATCTCTAGATCAATCTCGGCCTGATTTACATTCTTTGTATTTATATTGGCCACTATCTAAGTCCATTGCCTCCACGCCTACGTTTTTTATTACCTTTACCACCACGCCTTCTAGCTTCTATCTTCATTGGTTCCGTAGGTACGGTAGCATATATGTTACTATCCCCTGCATTGAGTAGTACGGAAAATACGATAAGTTTAATCATTAAAATACTCCCTGTTCCAAATCCATTACCCGATCTACTGTTTCATCCTTACCTTTTATCATCTCTTCAACCTCTTTCCAATTTTTTAACCCTACCACTGATGGAATGAAAGCTTTAAAATCATCTATAGTAAACTCGGTAAACCTAATAACACTGTGGTCATATGGCGTACCTTTTTCTCGTGCTCTTTCTGCGGTCGTTTTGCCCCACTTATAGTAAGAGCGTTGTGTAATAGCCTGAAAATCTATGATATCATTAGGGCTCATCTGACCAGATTTGATTAATTGTTCCTGATAGTTTTGAAACAATAATCCCAATTTTTCAGTTTGATTTGACGCACCCAATTGTGTAGCCCCGCTAAATTTAGATGAGGATGCTGTACGAATATCTAAGTCTCCCAATACTCCTTTTCTAAGCGGTTTGATCGTTCCCTGTCCAGATTTTACTAATTCTCGCATAATAAAATGCAGAGAATCCAAAGTCAAAGTATTGTTTGTAAATTTACTACCTTTGGGAATAGTATTCATAAAGTCTACAAATAACCTTTGAGCAGATCGTTTCTGTGAATGACTTAAGTTAAGATACTCACCCTCCGTAAAGAAATGAAAATCAGTGATATGATGTGTCCCATCATCCAATTTAGTGATATTATAATGCATAAATCCATCTTCTTTCATAACATCACTGGCCCTATCAGACATCCTTACAGTCATACTGCCATTGCTTTCACTTTCTATAATCACATCTAAGTAACTATCAGTCCTATCCTTCCTAGCAAATGTTTTCTTTATAGTATTATCAGTCAACCCAGGCTCATCAAACAAATTAATCTGATTAATATTAAAATCAGTATAGTTGACACCATCTATCCTCTTTTGGGCAGCACCAAAGGCTTTATCTGCTGCACTTGTAATTCTGTCAATACCAGGAGTAATTTCAGGAATGATCTCAGGAGCCACTGATGCCCTAGCCATAGGTGCATTCATAACAGCATCAAAGTCTATAGCAGAAGGATCAAGTCCCATCTCATCAAATATTAAACCCCTATTTGCCGTAGCGGCTAGATCTCCTGAAGGCGGAGCAGGTATACCCTCTGCTTCAAGTCTCGCACTAAGATTCTCATCAAACATACGCATTTGGTCAGCTGAAGCTCCATTTCTAGCTCGTATAATATCCATCATTGCATCGTCGTCCTGTATCATATCAACTGTTTCCCTAACAGTAATACCTGGATTGCCTTCCCTTATCTCCCGTATTCTATCAAGGACAGGATTATCTACTGGAGGATTTATTATCTCATGAGCTGGGTTTGCCCTCATTGCATCAAGACTGGCTTGGTTCCTAGCAAATATTTCTTCTAATCCAAGATCTGGAGGTTGTAATTCTCTGGCCTTCCTATACTTTGCAGCTTTTAAATAATCTCCAGCCACCCCAATACCTGCTGCATCTAAAGCAAGGCCCACAACATCTACAGGTGAATATAAACCTGTCTCTGGATCACCTATACCTGGTATAAAATTAACAGCCGTTTCAGCGCCAGGAGCAGTTGCATCTGGGAAGAATTTCCGAGTAATAGCACCAATGATTGGATTTGTAGCAGTTCCAACTACAGCATCCATAGGTACATCGGGTAGTATTTCATCAATCTTTTTAGCAGCACCACCAATAGCTTTACTTAAAGGACTAAGGAGGGGTATGTTATATTCAGGTGTGATTAGACCGGTAAGTGCATCAGCTATTGTTGGTCCTTCTCCTCCTACATTTAAATTATATTCCCCAGTACTTTCAACAGCAGCACCCACTGGCTTTATCATATCATATAATGTTTTCGATACAGGTTCTGGACTGTCATCTATCGTGCCACCAGTTATATATTGTTCGTCTTCTTTATATATTGCCATTTATTGCTCCAACTCTGCTATTCTAGTTTCAAAATTTCTACATACAATTATCAAAGCTTCAAAAAGAGCATCTGTCTCTGGTTCGCTTTCGCGAACTTGTTCACTTACCATTTTTTTTGCTGTCGCTAGATCCATCTGTTATCTCCTTTGGTCTTTCTGCTTCTCCTAGCTCATCTGGAGTAAAACCCTGAAACAGTGCTCCTGTGACCTGCGTCACTTTTGTTTCATTCTTATCCTCGAGATCTAATATATCTGCTAACTTAAATAAAGCCCTGAGGCGAACATCTTCCTTTTCAGAATGCTTAGATGCATGTTGTATATCCTGGAGTACAGATTTACTATCTATACCAAGCTCCTCACATATTGGCTTTAATTCTTCTTTCATAGCTGTATTTACTCTCTCCGTCTTAATTAATTTTTTGGCACGAGAAAAGGCATACCGCCTATTATCGGTAGGAAAAGCCTTTAAATAGGCTTCATCCATTGGCACTCCTTGTGATAGATATAACACGAATGCATGCTCGCAGGTACTAAGATTAGTCCGATCCAAGAGAATATCATCTGAGTGTCTCGTTCCACCGAATGAATAAATGTTTTCTCTACGCGAAGTATCCATTTTCGACTTTGCGGACACTATGAATGTTCCGGTGCAAGTGCCCACGTATTCTCTGATCTTTGTCTTACCTTTCGTGCGATGCATACGTCCACGTCGTAAAATCTGAATCACGCAGTCATCGTTTGCCATCACCCAGTCCCCTGGTTCTCCTTCCCGCCAATTGGTATGGACAATCACACCGTCTGGCAACGGATCATCAGGTTCGTATACCTTATGCTCTATACCACTTACCTTGTATCGACGCATTTAAAACCAGGCTTTTTTCTTCTTATTCTCTTCCCTTTTAACCTCTATGGGAGCAGGGGGAGGAGTTTTCTTCTCCCTCAAATGCTCCACGGTTTTTAAAACTAATTTTCGTAGGTCTGCTATCTCCTGGCGAAGCTCTTCAATTTCCTTAGAATTTCTCCAAACATCCATAATACTCTCTCCTTTATTTTACGAAAAAAGCCCAATTTTACCTTAGGCTTCCTTCTCCTAGCTATTGTATTGGCCCTGTGTAACCCTGATATAGAGTTCACCTTAATATAACCCGCGAAGCGCCAGCCCGCAAGGGCTGGATTTATGCTTTTCCAATCTGCCCTGTGAAATGCTTGGCAAATTCTTCATACTCTTCAAAGACTTCAGATAAATCCATTGTCCCTATACATAGGGATTCTCCCTCGTAACATTCATCATCTTCGACTGACTCCTCAATATACTCCAATTGTTCATCCTTTTCATTATAACAGATAACCAATCTATATATTTTCATTTGAGTTCTCCTTTATCTGATCTTGTTAGCTAGTACTAGTTTACTAGGTTTATATTTAAAATGCAAGTATTTTTTTCAGCTGTAAGTACTTGTCTTTTATGAACTTTTGAAATTTAATCCAGCGAGTTGGAATCTGGGAGTCCAATCCAAACTGGGTTGAACGGTATTCAGCGAACTTGGTGGTATCACCCTTCATACCAATATAATCAGTAATAACAGCTACTGCATCATATACCGCCCTGTTATTATTCTCCATTTGTAGCAATAATTGATCCATCATGTTTAGGATCTCCTTCCTGGTAGGGTTCGATTTCTTCTGGTGGTATCCTTTCATCTTGTCTCCTTATATGTTTGTGATCCACATCACAGTAATCAGGACATGTATAACCACCCATGGGGTGCCTATCTAAGTATTTACCTACTTCAGTACATACTACATAAAGTACGAAATATATTACTTTTCCCCAAGATGTATCTGGCGACTCAGTGACCACACCCCGATATTCAGTATACCTATCCCCAGTATATACCATGGAGCACCAACATGCCATAAATATAATTGCCACAATCCTATTGCTAAGTTTACCCATCTCACGACCTGGAACCCTTCGTCTTTAGTTATTAATACGTTCATCATCTTTACCTTTATCACCAATAATCGGGATATAGCTGTGAAGGATGGTCTTTAGTAGATTTAATTCTTTCCTTAGGTCATTGATCTCACGGCATTTATCCCAGAATAACTTCTGCCAATTCATTGTATTCTCCAAAATAGCCTGTACTTTGATACGAATAATATATAATACAAGTCAAGTCTTTTTTGTGATCTATAGCAAAAACTTTTAAAAATTGTAGCATTTTGGTGCTTGGGGTTCTCATGTACCCACACCCCTTATCAGGGGAACTTCACTATCGTTTTTTAGTTATTTTTGATTTGTATTATATTAGTTTTTGATTAATTAAGGAGTAATATTATGTCTATAGTAAAGAAAAAGGTAAAGCAGGTGATCTATGGTATTGATGATCTGACTGAGCTAGTACTTGATGAGAACTTTGTTGCAGCTGAAGAAGTAATCATGCGTGAAGGTGTAAAGATTAAGTACAGCGATGAGAATAATGGTCGTAAGAGACAGAAGATGACAGAGCTACGTAACTTGGCTTATAGTCTTCAACGTGATATGCGTGCAATGCAGTATGATACAGCGTACATCAGGAATGTTTTGAAAGGACTAACTGTAGGAAATTCTTGGTAGGCACACAATAGGGCAGGGAAACCCATCCAAACATGGAGCATCCTGCCCTTCTACCTTCTATATCATTCTATCTATCGAACTTATTGAGCATGTGACGGATAAAAAGATAAACCTAGTAAGGTGGGAGGATGTGCCCTTAGTGTGCAGTAGGTTACCAAGGTAAGAACTCGCATGCTCATACAATTAGATACGAAACGTGTACTAAACATCAACAAGTTAAACCATGGAGGTAAGAAATGAAATGGTTACAACGTGTAAGTAAGGTAATAAATTCTGTTGCTGGTATTAAAAAGGCAAGGAATAGTAGTAAATCAACAGCGTATCAAGACTTTTGCACTGAATGTAGTGAACGAGTTGAGGTGTGCTGTTGTAATGATGTGGATGCTAATGCAATACATGTAATACATCCATACAAAGAGGCAGGACTGTGGGTATTTGATGATAGGGACAAAAATGTTATCAAAGAACCATTTGTATCAGGTGCTGATGAAATACTTGATTTTATATCAGGTTATAAACAGAA